CCAGTCTTACTGATCCTAGTATATTGATTAATTTGAGTTTCTGTTTTTAAGAACATAGTGTATTTACATTTGGCTTATAAAACTTTGGGCTAAATAGTACAGCAACCATTAATCTTAGGATATTTTATGGCAAGAAAAATTATTGATGTCGGTATTGTAGGGAATGACGGGACCGGCGATAGTATACGCGATTCATTCCGTAAAGTAAACGATAACTTCCGAGAGCTGTATAGCTCGTTAGGGCTAGGCGAGCGTTTAACTTTTACCGGGTTAGATGAGACTCCAGATTCGTTTGTAGGACAAGAAAATGCCATAGTGGCAGTAAATCCTACAGAAACAGGATTAGTTTTTAAACGTCTTATTGCCGGTACTGGCATTCAGTTTGACTACACAAACCCCAACGAATTAGGTATTAGTACTTTATTCTCAGAAATCTCAGCTGACCCTAGTCCTCAACTAGGCGGTAACCTTTCAGCAAGATACGGTGGCCGTTCTTGGATTATTAGAGACTTATACGAAGATGACGGTATAACTCCTCAAATTCCTACGTTAAGTCATCAAGCTGTAAACAAGCAGTATGCAGACAGTAAAATTGCACTAGCTGGTGTTAATGCTATTGATCCTGCTACTGGGTTTGAAAACAGCGCATTAGGAACAATGACTGGGCCGCTAGTACTTTCTAGAGATCCGCAACCAAGCGACGACATTGTATTCGACGGATTAGTTGCTGCTACAAAGCGATATGTTGATAACGCTGCATTTGGTAGCGCAGCAAACTTGTACGTTGCTTCATCGGGTGCAGATGCACGAGTAGGAGTCAGCGACGAACTACAAGGTCGTGCGTTAGCATATGCTTACAGAAGCATAGAAGCAGCGTTACGTAGAGCAGAAGAATTAGTTAAAGAATCTCGACTAGAGATTGGCCCATATAGAAAAGTATTAACCTATAATGACGGGCAATCACAGTGTACATTGTCAGGCATATCAACTGCACCAGCATCTGGTGGCGGGTTTGACGGTGATGTATTTATGAGCATTGACACTATCAGTATTAAACTTCCAGGTACTAATTATAGACCAGGAGATAGACTTACACTTCAGGGTGGTGTTGGCGAACCTGCTGTTTACGAAATCTTATCAACTGCATCTACTCCAGGGGCATTAGTTACATTCAAACAAATTAGTGCAGGTAAGTACAGCGAATTACCTGATGATATTACTAATGTAGGAACAGATGATGATAGTGCATTCGGCAGCGGAGCAACATTTTCAGTTACGTTTAATGTAAACAGCGTTGTTATTAATAGTCCTGGTACTGGCTACAGTTTAGTTTCTGTTCGATTTACAGGCGGTGGTGGTACTGGTGCATTCGGTTCAGCTACTGTTGTAGATTCAGGAATTGACACTATTACAATTACTGATCGTGGTACAGGATTTACATCGGTTCCAGTTTGCGTAGTAGATCTACCGCGTTTTGCAATTTATACTAATGGTCTGCGTACGGACTTTACTGGTAATGTATTGTCGAGCAGTGTTACCGCAATTAGATCTAGAGATATCAGAGAAGGCCTGTATCTATATGGAGAATCTTCTGGTGCGCTAGCACAGATTCTAGCACACGATGGATCATTAGACGGTGACGATGAACTATTTGATGTTGATGTTATCTATGGTGCTTTCCAAGAAGGTGAAGTTATTTCATACGGTGATATTACTAACACCAGTCAAATTGTTGTTTGGATTGAAGCTGGAACATACTACGAAAACTTACCTCTTAAAGTTCCTCAAAACGTTTCAATTCGTGGCGATGAATTCCGCCGCGTTATTGTCCGTCCTCTTTCGGGATATCCTTCTAGCAGTCCTTGGTCATTCCTAAACTTTAGAAGAGACTTAACTGTTGACGGATTAACCACTGCTGATAGACTATTTGGCTATCATTATCTAACAGATACTAGCAAGCCAGTTTATCCTATTATTAACAATCCGGGATTTTATAGTTCGGCTTCAACCTTGCTGCGGTTAAACAAAGCGTTTATTCAAAACGAAATGATTGGATGGATCAATGATCAAATTTCAAATCGAATCTACCCGTTTAATACTTCATACTTCTTTGATGAGGAATTGTGTCGTAGAGATTCAGGCTATCTTGTTGATGCAGCATACTATGATGTAGCATTTGGTTCTAACTTCTGGGCTGTTCAAAACGGCCTTGCATACCAACGCTTGCAATCTTCTGTAGTTCTTACAGAACAATTAGAGCAAGAGCTTGCTGCAATTAATTACATTAAAGGTCAGGTTGCTATAGCAATGTCTGGAAACGCTACCGCAGTTTCTAGAGCATTTGATGTCTACACAGAAATAACTGATATCATAGAAAATGGTATTGCAAATGCAGATGTTATTGTGTGGACAGATCCAGGCACCGATGTTAATACAACACGAGCTAGACAGCAATTAATTAATAACAAAGAATTCATTATATCAGAGATGGTAGACTGGCTCGATGCTAATTGGACCAGTGTATGGACCAGTTTAGATTCTCTCAACAAAGCTAAATGGCAGAGAGATATGGGATATGCCATTGATGCTTTAGCCTATGACAGCCAATATGGTGGTAACATAGCTACACGCAATATTTGTCGCTCGTTATTCAGTGCAATAACAGGTGAGGCAATGCATCCGTTATCGCAAAAAGCTGCGACTGCCGCAACCTACACTAACATTGGTGTTATTGCTGCACAGATTGTTCGAGGCTCATATGTTGGACAAGACAACACAGCAGGCGACGCAGGAGTGCTAAGAGCAACTGCTATGGGAACATTAACTGGTTATGTTTCTGCTGTAGTGACCGCAGGCAATTTAAGTGGACTGGTTTCTGAATCCGTGCCAAGTATATCTTGGATCGATGCTCCACTCCAAGCATCAGTAAATGCAGTATCTGCTGCAAAGAGTTCAATTGTCAACGGAACTATAACATTCTTAGCTGATACATATAGTGTTCCGTTTACGTACAACGAAACGCTGTGTAAAAGAGATTACGGACACTTTGTTGATGCATTTAGCTATGACTTAAAACACGGCAGTTACGATAGAACAATATCAGCTGCATTAAAATATAGAGGTCCTGTTACAGCGTATGGTGATCCGGCGGTCACTGTTACTAGTCAACTATTACAATCGTTGGCAGGACTAGAAAGATTCAAATACCTTGCTGAGAGAGTTGTTAAAAATATTGTCATTACAGACACGTTTACTACAACTACACAAATTGCAGATGCTGCATATCAAGCAGAATTAGGTTCTAATGCAATAGAAAAAACTATTACGCAGGTGTTTACTACGATTCCAGTTAGAGTGGTAACTTCTGCTAACCACGGATATGCTGACAAAGAACAAGTTACTATTTCAGATATTAGTCTAGGCACTACTGAATTAAACGGAAATACTTACTATGCTAAAATACACAGCAGTACAGCTATTGATCTGTACAGTGACTTTGAGCTAACTGTTCCAGTAGACGGAACTGGATTTACCTCTTATGTAACTGGTTCTGGTGGTATAGTTACTCCGCAAGGAGGCGTATTAGGTATTTTAATTGATACAATGTCAGCAGTCCTTAGTGATTCTCCAGACGTCAACTTACCAAAAGACAATGACGAGCTAGATATCTTCTTAATGAATGATGCTACTATTTTACGTGCATTGACTATGGCCGGCCACGGTGGCTTTGCTATGGTGCTTGATCCAAATGGACAAATTCTTGCTAAGTCTCCGTATGCTCAAGAGGGCGCGGTGTTTAGTAGAAGTACAGGTTATCAGAAATTTACAGGCGGTATGTTTGTTGACGGATTTTCAGGAAACTTACAATTCCAAATAGACAGTAAAATTACTGATACAAGATTGTTAGTATCTGGTCTTGTAAGACAACCTCTACTACCGTGTTCGTTTATTGTTGATGACACTGTTTATAGAATCAATTATCTAAGACAATTTATATTTGATATTAATGGGTCTACTGCGCAATTTGAACTTGACGAAACCACACCGTATACTAAAACGGTAGGAGAATTTAATTGCACTATCAGTATTGGCAGTAACGCAACTGTTACCCTTGTGGACCACGGATTGCAAGCGCAGGCTAGTGTTAGGTTTACAACTACTGGTGCATTGCCAACTGGGATTACTGTTGGTCAAGATTACTTTGTATCGGCTGTTGGCAAAACACAAAATACATTTAGGATTTCAGAAACACCATTTGGTCCAACCGTAACTACTAGCGGGTCACAAAGCGGCACACAAAGTGTAAGAAGAATCTACGAAGTGTTAATGCCCGGTAATCGAAGTATGTTATCAAATGACTTTACACAGGTCAATGATATGGGCTACGGGTTAATTGCCACTAACGGCGGATTAACTGAGTGCGTATCTATGTTTACGTACTACTGCCATATTTCATATTACTCAATTGGCGGCGGACAGATTCGTTCTATAGGCGGCTCGAGCTCACACGGTAACTATGCGTTAGTTGCTGAAGGTAGCGATCCATTAGAAGTTCCAACTCCTGTTTCGTTGTATTACGATCTATCACAAGGTATATCTTGTTATGCTCCTAGTCCTTCATATTTTAATATTATTAAAGGTCTGTTAATATATGTAAACAATTATACATACGTGCCGCTAGACGGCTCGGAGTTAGAAATTGATCACGATGGCGAAATTGTTAGATACTCTATTTCGTCAGTTTCTACTGCTGATTTACCAGCAGGTGTTGCACGTTTAAATATTTCATCTGCTGGTAATACTTCAGATGCTGCTGTTGGTCTGCAAGCAGTTGTAGCAGACGGTGAGTTAATGACCATTCGTGCTAACTCAAGTGTTGTTCTAACTGGTGATATTGTTGCTGTTGCAACTCGTCCGTCAACTGCGTTGGTACTGAACGAATCTGCAAATGACATTTATCGTGTTTTGCAGTTTTCAGATTATTTTGATCCTGTTGGAACACAGGTGTGTACCATTGATGTTGCAGATCCAGTTTCTATTACAACAGGTTCTGATCACGGTCAACTGGCTGGATACAAAGTTAGATTCTCAACTACAGGAACCCTGCCAACCGGATTAACTACCACAGATGACTATTGGATTGTTGAAGACGGGCTAACAGCTACTCAATTTAGAGTATCTTTAACTAGAGCAGGTATTCCAGTTGCAACAACTTCAGCTGGTAGTGGCACCCACAGTTTTGATCCAAGGGGACTTGGCGCAACATCATTAAGAGAAAACTATAACTACGTTGACTTAGCACTGTGGTCAACACAAGAATTTGTAGGAACTCCTGGAGCCTGTACAATTACTATTGCTAGCCCGGCTGTTATTACAAAAAACAGTCACGGGTTTAACGACGGTGATGTTATAAAATTTACAACCACAGGTTCATTACCTACTGGACTTATTGCTACTAGGATGTACTTTGTTGTTAACAAAACAGCAAATGATTTCCAAGTGTCAACTGATCTAGGCGGTACTCCTCAAGATACATCCGGTAGTCAAAGCGGTACGCACACTGTTGGTCTAGTAGAGGGGCGTGTAGGAGATTCCACATTTGCTGTTGTACCTGTTGGTCCAAACGATAAGAGTCGCTTAAACGGCGTCAATATGAAGTTTGTATTTAAGGGGCAAGAGTATACTATTACACAATACGATGACGAAAGCGTAACCTTACAACCTTTCGCCCGCATTTATCTAGACATTCCATTAGTTAATAGCGTAATTGCATATTCTAGTCTACCGAGTCTTAAGGCTGGTGTTCCAAAACGCTCAGAAAGTGCTAACGGTACATTGACTATTCGTATTTCGTTAACTCGTGTTACATCACACGATTTACTTGATATCGGTACTGGTTCGTATGCAGATACAAACTATCCAAACGAAATCTATGGCGGTTCTGTTAATCCTAGAGATGACTCTAAAGAAACCGAAGAACGTAACTCGGGTCGTGTGTTCTATGTCACTACAGACCAATTTGGTAACTTTAACGTAGGTCCATACTTCCGTGTTGACCAAGGTACTGGTACTGTTACATTCTCCGCAGCGATTGCCCTAAGTAACTTAGATGGTATTGGTTTCAAACGTGGTGTTACTGTTGCTGAATTCTCAACAGACACTGCAATGAGTGATAACGCAACTGACTCGGTTCCTACAGAAAATGCTGTTAGAACATATATTGATCGACGTCTAGGAATTACACACGACGGAATTGACACGTTATCAACTCAAATTATTCCATTAAGTACAGGTGGATTTTTACCATTAACTGGTCAGCTGTCTATGAAGGGGGATATAAATCTCCAAGACTCTGCAACACCTAGTATCTATCATAAGATTACAAACCTCGGTAATCCGGTATTAGCACGAGATGCTGTTAACTTACAGAGCTTAACTCTTGAGAATCTTCAAGATACCTCGTTAGGAAACATTGACGGCGGAGATCTGCTAGCGTTTACAGGAACTGGAAGTCAAACAGTTAATGCTAAGATTACAGGTGACATTGAATTAAGTTCATTAGTCACAGGACCTGATTCAACCTTGAATCAGATCAATTTACAGATTAAAGCAAATACGATCATCAATGCTGATGTTAATTCATCAGCAGATATTAATCAAACTAAATTGTCATTAAACCTAGCTACAACAGCCAGTGCCGCTCCAACAGGAACAGCAGCAGCTAAACAAGCAGCTAGTGGTATTGCAAGTTTTGACACCACACAGTTTACAGTCACAGACGGTTTTGTTACCGTTAAAGATAATGGTGTTGCTTTAACTAGATTAGCTCAGTTGCCGTCGGACAATGCTATCGGTAACGGCACAGGTGCTACTGCAAATGCCGCTGCAACTCCGTTTAGCACAATAGTTAATCGAGGTGGCGGTGTTAAGAAAGAACAGTACAGTACAGGTACAGGCTATTTAAGAAGAACAGGTCTTTCATACACAGGTGACGGTGACTTTACTATTGTTGACGAATCAACTTCGAACACTATTAACACACTGGTTAAACGTGATGGCAACGGAGACTTTGCTGCTCGAGTAGTTACTATTAGTCAATTGAAAGTTGACGATAAGTTAACTATCGATACTGAGACTACTGGTGTTGGTACTGGTCAGGGATATACAAAGTATTACGGTTACTTAGGTCAGGCAGGATTGCTGATAGGTGACGGCGGCACAAGTACTGATAAGAAAAACTTATATTACAATAACAGTCACGATTTCTATACAAACCCGGGCGGTGTTCTTTCACTGGCTCCGATTACTGCTGGTTCTATCACAGTAGGTAGTTTGATTGCTAACGGTGCAGGGTCGACTGGTACTGTGTCAGGTGTATGGACACTAAACAGTGGAGCAAGATTCCAAGCAACCTATTCCGCTGACTTAGCTGAATATTACGAAGGCGACAAGGAATACGAAGTCGGAACTGTGTTAATATTTGGCGGCGACAAGGAAGTAACTATTTCTAACACACATAGCGATTATCGTGTTGCTGGTGTTGTTAGTGATAATGCTGGATACATAATGAATGGCTCTTGTCCTGGACTTAAAAACTTAATAGCATTACAAGGTCGTGTACCCTGCCGTGTTGTTGGTAGAATATCAAAAGGAGATTTGATGGTAACATCTAATATTGCTGGTGTTGCAATTTCTGCAAAAGGATCAGCACAAACAGGAACCGTTATCGGCAAGGCACTTGAAGATTACGGATCAGATCACATTGGCACAATTGAAGTTGCTGTAGGGAGAGCATAATGGCTAAAAATTTAATTAATCCTGGTTCTCCTCCATTGGTATGGAGTAGTATTGATCAAGCATTTGAAAAAATCAATAACAACTTTACTGAGTTATATCTTACTATCGAAGGTGATGGTGGCACACCAGTTGACTTAGAAAATCTAGCAAGTAATATTACACCAGACTCTTCTGGTGTAAGAGATCTCGGAAGTCCTAGTAGACGGTGGCGAGATTTATATCTAAGTGGTAGCACTGTTAATCTAGGCGGTGCAGTTATTAGTAGTCCAGATGGGAGCATTGTTGCATTACCAGCAGGGTCAACAGTTGGCGGCCAACTAATTAGAAATCCGTTAGAAAGCAGTTTTAAAACAATTGCAGTAGGTGGGCAAGACAACGTAGTTGCAAACGATTTTACAGGAACAGTAAACTTTGCAGGAACAGGCATTAATATTACAACTAATGCAACATCCGATACAGTAACGTTTGTTAATGCTGGTGTTACACAACT